AATCCATACTTGGTGAAGTAGTTATAGCGAGGTAAATTGACTATCTCGCCACGTCTATTAACCGTAGCTCGCCTTAAGTCAAAATTGGGCGCAACTCTGACAACCTTTTCGCTAACTTCATGGATGGTTACTATCCAAGGCTCCGCAAACCCATCGCCATCTAAATCATGATACCTATGCTGCTCAACAAATGAATGAGCGGCCATGCTGTCTTGATCGCTATCATTGCGCGGCCTAAAGCCTTCATCCTCGCTAGAGTTATCAAGCGGGTTAAGGTCAAAATCTGTAAACGTGCCAGCCCTGATGCGAGATTGAATCTCATAGGGATATAGGTCAAACCGATGGCTAATACGCGGCACGGTATCAAGCGAGCTGGCCGATTGGTTCACGACTAAATCAAGCGCTGAAATCAGCCTAGCATCTGGCCGCTTCAGCTCATTGTTATAGAACGTTTTGCGGAATGCGCAGCCAATAGCCGGCAACTGATGCAGCATAACGTCTGTATCGGCTTCCCAGCTCTTAATTTCCTTGAGGAGCTGATAACTCATATGAGTTTCAACTCTATCGGCTCGCTCTTGCTTGGCTTGGTTTGAGTCTTTGCCGATTATCTCCATACGCACCATTTTAGGCGATTGGACGATAGCCGGATAGGCTCTAGCTGCAAACTGAAGCGCGGCTGTAGTGAGCAGGGGAACGCGAACGTTAGAAGCCTTGGGCCAAGGATAATTCTTAGGCGTCTTATCCTGGAGAATGGCCTTCATAGCCTCTCGCGCGTTTTGCTCCCATTCGGAGCGGCTTTCGCGGTCTATGCGGTACTCTTCAGCGGCTTGTTGCCCTAGGTTGCTAACCTCTTGCTCGTCAAAATTCTCAATTACGTTAGGTGACTGAGCTAGTTTTTCTAAATCGCCTAATGGGTCTAAATTCTTTGCCAAATATAAATCTCATTTTTTGCGCCCACTATTATGTGCGACTAAAACAACAATGCCGAAAAAGGCCAATATAACTAAAGCTAAACCAAGCTGAACAAATAGCGGCAGGAAAACTAGCCACCATGACCAATCTAAAGCGCCAAATATCTTACCGGCTGCAAAGAGCAGTGTAAGAGCCGGCATGAAAAATCGCCAATCCATCTAGTTAACTCCATTCCGCTTGCCGGCTGAGCGTAAGACGTGCTCGCGAGCCCATAGATATGCCTCTTCAATCCGAGTGTTAGCTAAAGCCAATTCACGACTAGCTAGCCCTGGCAATATGTCGAGTAGCAGGGCCTTGTATTGTTCCGTGTTCTGCTCAAGCAAGCTCATTTGCGCCCGCTCTTTATCGCTTAAGCGCGTTTGTAAGTTTTCCATTCGCCTCAATATCCAGTTGTAGGTTTCCGACCTATGTTTTCTAGCGGCTCTTTGCCAACCTTATCCCTGTCATCAACATGGAAAACCAGGGCAGGGAATAGCTCAGTTAGCGCCCAAACAAGCGCGTCCACTCTATCCGCCGTCGTGTCGCCTTCTATGCCAAATGGCGTGAATAATACCTGTTGGTCCTCTAACTCAGGGAAAGAGCCAATATGACTAACGCGCCCCTGGGCATATAAAGCCGCTACCGGCTCAGCTCGCGTGACCTTGCCTCTAGATGCTCTAACTTGCTGTAGCGGGATAGACGGCCTAACGCTTCTAAGCACGCTATCAACCATAGCACCGCCTTGGTTTACCTCAGCAACTAGCGTATCAGCGTGATATAGGTCATAGCCGGCTATAGCTCTGCGAGCCCAGCCATTAGGCCCAAGCCGGCAAGTTAAATCCTCAAACACATAGCCGCGCCCATCTATGCCTAAGCCGGCAACGATGATTCCAGTTTCGGCTGTCTCTTCGAGCACTACGCCGTCAGTGGGAGCCGTAATGGCAGGATCGATAGCTACGACAATGCGCTGCATCTCAGGAAGCCTAGGCATTGAGCCGTCAGGACGTCTAGGAATGCGCGCTTCCTCAAGCATAGAACGCGTCCAAAGCGCTCCTGGCACGTCATCTAAGATTTCTGCGTTCAGCTCTTGCCGACCTAGGCGAGTGCCTTCATAGCGCCGCTGAATGACCTTGATAAAGTCAGGCGCTAAGTTGGCCCGATTGTCTAAAGTCCGGCCTCGCGTGACGTATACGCCTTGGCCTTCTTGAGCCAGTAATTGCTTGACAATTGGGATAGGTCTGGGAGTAGTCGTAATGGCCTGTCTAGGCTTATCGCCCATTCTAAGACCAAACTGGAGCATATCCCATGTCTCTTGAGCATAGCGCCATTTCGCGAGTTCATCGCACCACGCTGCGCCATGCTGCGGCCCACGCAGTTGATCAGGCTCAGTTGCATTATACAGTGTACCTATTACTCCATTCGGCCATGTTAAACGCCTATTCGATGGCGTGTATTTTGGCCGAAAGTCGGGTGGATGCGTCGCCAGGATTCCGGCTGGCCCTTCGACAATCACATCTCTATTATCGGCGGCTGTCTCCCCAACAATTGCGATATGGGAATATTGTCCGCCAGCTAGGGGCGTTGAGCCACAAGCTATCGATCTAACCCATTCGGAGCCCATTCGGGTTTTGCCGTAGCCGCGTCCGGCTAAGATTAGCCAAATAGACCAATCGCCCTTGGGGCTGTCTTTGCTAGCCCCAATTGGCGTTTGTTGGTCCTCTCTCCCCCAAAAGCTCCAGTCATATCTAAGAGCTTCTAATTCATTTGGAGTTAGGCTCTTTAGCCAGTTCTCCCTCTGGCTGCGACTCAATTGTCCTAGCCAGCTTGCGTTCAATTTCACTTCTAAGCGCGTCTATGCTTTCTTTTGTTTCTTCAATCGCATAAGCGTTATCGCTCTGTTTAAGCAATTGCTTTCCTAGCCAAATCTGCATGGTGACATTGCCATTTTTTGCGCTGTTCCATTGCAAACGCCTTAGCGTTGTCTTGGCTCTATCCATCCCGCTCTCAAATAGCTCTAGAGCGTCGGGATACTCATTAAAAAATTTCCAGAGGGTTGGCCTGGATACTTCTAGCCAAGCTGCCGCCTCTTCTCGCGTTGCACTCCACTCGCCTAGCTTTTTTAGCGTGGCTAGCGTGCGAACGTCATAGGTTAGCGCTTTTGGCCTTCCCATTTATTCCCAATATATTATTTCTCACTTAGTCGCTCAGGGAGCCAGCCTTTATTAAATAAAATCCCTGACTTAGGCTTATTAGCCGCATCATACCAGCGCTTATAGATAAGCTCGCCATTGCAATAAATATAAAGCTCATTCCCTATGCGCTCGCTCCAGAATATCATGCTAGCCTCGCCTAATAAAAAACCGGCCTAAGCCGGTTCATTCTTATTTGCCGTATCGGCTTAATATCGTTCGCCCTATGAACATGGCGAATATAGCTAGAGGCCAGCCTATGGCGTTAGCATAGTAATAAGCCTCTTGAGCATTGCAGGCTGTCTCGCTCATTAGTCCCTCATGACCGTTACGGCTACCCAGGCAATAGCTATAAATATGCATGCTATCATGATGGAATTGCCAATGCTCACTAGAGCCTGAGCCATGTCTATGCAGTTCATTTCGCCTCCATAAATTGCTTACGCAGATTTAGCAGGGCAAAGCATAGCTGACGCCTAACCCATTTGGCTGTTTGCCGGTTCTCATGACAGTTAGTTACGCCGTCCGATAGCCTAAAGCCTTGAACGCCTATAACTAGCTCCACCTTATAGCCTTGCGGATATTCTTCCGTAGGATATGGGCTTATCCTCACATAGCGAGCCATGGCCATATACTCAGCGCGCTTTTGCCTAGCCTGCATAGTCATGCGCCATAATTCCCAGCTTCCAAATACGTCCGCTTGCCAGCTATAGGGCGGCTTAGTCATGTGTCTAGGGGCAATAGCGCCTTAAGCCTGTTAATCTCAGCCGCTCTTTCATCGGCTGTCTTGTGCCAGAAATCGCGCTCAATTGTCATAGCCTCTAAAGCTTTCACGGCTAAATGATAGGCTTCACTCAAGGTCAAGTTAAGCTCGCGCTCCTGGGCTAGCGCGGCCTCTAGCTCATGCTGGCTTGTCCCCATCATACAGCTA